AGCCATTACATCCTTTCGCATCTTTTCAAGCAATTTTGAAACCTTGCCTTCTATACTTGCGCTATGCCTAAGAACGTCAAGTGATACTGCTATAGTATCATCGACTTTTTTCATATCTGCGGTGCAAATAAAGGCGATGCACTTTTAATCCTTTCTTGTTCTTCTTCAAAGCTTACTTCGACTGGAATTATCTCGCCTGATTGCAGATTACTGAAAAGAATCTCTGTAGAAAAAGCCCCGGACTGCCACGCGCTCACTAAAGCAGTCATATCTTGATATGACATTTTACTTGGCATAAAGTCTGTATTAAGATTTATTTTTATATCTCCTGTAACGTTCTCCCAATCAGCCAACCAACGCAAAACCCTTGTCATTCCATTACTTATTGTGATTGATATCGCTGCAAGCGTAGACTCTTCTCCAAACTGTCTTTTTGATATAGTGTCAGCCGATTCAACTGAAGATTTTTGTTGCTCAAGCATCCTTGCTCCAAGAACGGCCATTTCTCTTTTTTTGTCTTCAAGATTTGTTCTTAGTGCGTTAAATTCGCTTGCAACTTCAACAAAATAGGCTTTCGCCTCAGGCCGCGGCAATATATTAGCAAAAGCCCCGCCGATGCTGATTTCCACGGGATTACCTTCCTGATCCAGCGAATCAACCCCACTAATGAACATTGTCGGCAATCCGCTAAAAAAGCAGCCGCGCTCATAGCTCGTTGCTTGCAGATAGTGATGAAAATTTGTAGTTACCAGATCGATTAGAGGCGGAGCGTCTACGTCCATGCCGATATCATCTGTACCGATCACAAGAAATGGTATAAATGACATAAATTTACCGTTCATTTTAGGAAACACTTCATCAAGCAAAACTGCTTTATCTCCATCAATCTTGAATAATCTTTGCCGATACACGCCGCCGAAAATATCAAGAATTCTGTAACGTTTATCTTCTTCAACTTTGAATTCGTCTTTTTTGTCACGAATCTCTATTGATTCTTCAAGATACACTCGTGCAAGATTTACGCGTCCTTCTATTTTCTCGACACTCCAGTTGTATATACTTTCTGCTTTATACAGCTTTACGTAAGAATGTGTAGAAGAAGATGCAGCATCTGCTAATGTCATTCCTTCTTTGACAAAAGGATAATCTACAAGCAGACCGACGCGCCCTACTGTCAGTGATTCTTCAGTAACACGTTGCAATAAAGTATCAAAAAAAGTCCCGCCCAGGTCAATATCTTCTAACAAATTATCTAGTGCCGTCGGCACTTCAATAATCGGCCGCTTGCGAAAAATCATTCCTTTCAATCCACTAATTGTTCTCCACACACCATTGAAAAACGGAGTCATTTTTAGTCTTGTCTGATATGCTCGTGCAGATTCGTTCTCAAGCCTGGGCAAGAACATTTCTCCTTTTTCATGAACCGCGTGTTCACCTTCTGCAGCCGCGCGGCACATCTCCCAGCGCGTTTGCATATTGATATAATCTTTGTGCTTGATTGTTATGTTCATTTTTAGCCTTGTTTTAGTGCTCCGCTAACTATCGCTGTTCTCGTTGTGTTTATCCGCACAGGATATTTATGATTTATCATGTACCCTGCCGCATCTGTCCAATCGTCTGTCGCCGGATGTTTGCTCCATTTTTCAGGTTCTCCGCGCTCAGTATATCCCTGCGTTTCTAGCGCGTTCGTTAAATTCTGACATTTAGAAGTGTTTATCTTAATTCTGTTATTCGCTAGCAAACCGTTGACTGCATTGATTCTGTCTCTAACTGACGGATTAGATGAATGAGCCAAAACCTGAAAACCTGATCTTGTAATAATACTCAAATCTGATTCTGTGGCGTTTGTGTGCCTGCTCCCGCCGCTAGCGTCGGGATAAACGATAATTTTTTTTCCTGCATATCTTGAAAGATTATTCACAAAATCTCTCGTATCGTAACTTGTAAACTCATCAACTGCAATAATGTTATTATTTTCAACAACAAAAACAACCGCACAACATCCGCCAACATTAAAATCTAATCCAATATGCAGCAGCGTGTCGAAAGCTGTTATTGTACGATCAGTATCATGTTTTGTTCTATCAAAGAAATGATAAATCTTGTTTTGTGTAAAAGATACCCACCCGCCGTGGATAAATGCTTCAAACATAATCGGATCGTAATTTTTAGCGATCTGATCAACGTATCCCTCGGGCAAAAAACTGTTTGATCTTGTGCCTGCTTTTATGTAGTGATATCCATCATCTACATTTTGACCTTCTCCCCATGTTGCATAGCAAAAACCTGACGTACCATGATCTGGGGTTGTTACACATCCTATAGTGTTACCTGATTTATGTGTGCATTTCTGACGTACGCGCTCAGTTACTTTTCTCCAAACGTGTTCAGCAGTTTCATAGCTGACAGTGTCTAGCTCATCAATAACTGCGTGCGATATCTCGTATGCAATAATTGCATCAGGATCATGATAGGTTTCAAGATAGATTGTGCTGCCGAGCTGTGGAATGAAAATCGTCAGGTCTGACTTGTTGACAATGAATTTTAATCCAAGCTTTTTTAAGTGATTTACAGTACCGTTAAAGCCCCGACGTTTTGCAAGTCTGTATGAAGGGAAGAAATGTGACACATCAATTCCAGGGTCTTGCGTGACAAGATGAACAAGACGCAAAGTAGCAGCTTCACTTTTACCACTGCCAAGCCCACCGCACATCAGCGGGTGAGCGTGCTCACTAAAAACAAAATCCGCCTGCGGTTCTGTAAGCTTTATTCTCAGCGTACTATCTCGTAAGATATCTTTGTATCAGTCTGTGCATTGGTATTATTAATTGTTACATCCGGTGTCTTTCCGAGCACAACCTCTCGACCTTTTGATATTGTCTCTGCTCTTGTGCGATAGTCATTTTGTCCGTTGCAATCTGCAAGCATTGCCTGCTCTGTGTTTTTTATAGCTGCATTGTTAAAAAACTTTATGTATTTCGTTCTGTCTTCTACTTCGTATCTAAATAAATTTACCTCTTTCTCGCTGTGTTGAGCAAGCTCCTGATTTATTTCTAACTGTTTATTCACGAGAACCCCTATTGTTTTTTCAACACCAGACACAAGTCTATGCACAGTAGCTGTTGATATTCTGTGCTTTGATGATAAATCTTTCATCGTATACTTTCCGGTTTTCCAGTCTGCTAATACAGACTCTTTGCTATATATAAGTCTAGGCATTTTAATAAAAAATTAAATTTTCTGTGTCGGGTGTTAACCCGCGAATATTTCCGACGGTATCAATCATTGTAACTCTTAGTTTATACACACCTGCTTGATCAATTCCCCCGGAATCCGGGATATTAACATCAATGCTTGAACTTCCGAGCACAACTGCCGATGTTCCAGACGTAAGCGTTAAAGACGCAGTGCCATCTATTTTTGTGAAATTTACAGATACAAATACAACATCAGTCATGATAAAACCGGTTCCCGGGATTAGAGTTATAAGCACATCTGTATTTGTGTATAATTTTAATGTCATCCCGATACCTCTATGTTAGTTACCGCCAATCCAACAATTATATCCACAACTGAAGGCAAACTTGCTCCACTTACAAATCCAACGACAGAACCTTGACCCAATCCCAAATCCAGTCCCAAAAGTGCCACGTTGCTTATGCCAGAGAGAGATACTACCCCTTGACCAAGGCTCAAATCAAGTCCAGCAAGTGTAACATTAATAACCCCAGGAGCCGGAACCTCACCAACAACAACCCCTTGATCTACACCCAAATCGAGTCCAGTCAGTACAACATCAAGACTATTGCCAAGTAACCCTTGATCAATATTTAACCCTTGACCCGTCAACCCAACATCAAGACTACCAAACACCGACCCTTGATCAACACTTAACCCTTGACCCGTCAACCCAACATAAACGCCACCAGCCAATATCCCCTGGACAACGCCCAGGGTTTGCCCAGTCAGTGTAATGTTAAAAACCCCAGGAGCGGGAACCTCACCAACAACAAACCCCTGGCCAACGCTTAACGACTGTCCATCAAGTGTAACATCAGCGCCACCAAACAATAACCCTTGCCCGACGCTTAACGATTGTCCATCAAGTGTAACATTAACAACTCCAGGGACAGTTACAAACCCCTGGCCAACGCTTAAACCTTGTCCAATCAACCCAACATCAACGTTACCCGACAATAACCCCTGACCAACATTTAACCCTTGACCAATCAACCCAACATCAACACCAC